ACTACTACGAATTCTTGATTGGGTATATCATCCGAGGTTCATCGGCCTCCAAGCACTTCTACTTGTTGGTCCCGACTTATCCCAAGATACCACGAATTCTCTTCCACTCTCGCACCCGGGCAGGTAGAAAGTTAACGACTTGACGTCGTTTGGCCTTCAGCTGCCCCGGTAAAAGAGCAAAAAGATCCTCCATGGCCTCGAGATGCTGGTAGATCGACAACAGTCCTTGCCAATCTGTAACCTTCAAATGGGCTAGTTCGACTAGCGCCAACTGTACGTCAGCAATCTTTTCTCGCATCGGATCCAAGATCACTTTGCGGACTTCTGCTCTCCACCAACGAATCGCTTCTTCGTAACCGAATTTCCCTTCTCCGATGGGTTCGTAAGCCTTTAGGGCTTTCTTAGCACGTCGAATAAGGAAATCCAGCTGATACTTCGCAACTCGCGATTTCAAGCTTTGGGCCCACGCTGCAATCTTCTGAACATCGGGGACTACCAACTCGCCCCGTCGAGTCTGGCACATCCAAGATACCCAGTCCGATACGCCGAAAAGCGCACCTGGCACAGATAGCATTAGCCATAGAGCTCGAGCTCGAGTTGACATACGTTTCAAAGGTTTCCCTTCTAATCCGGATGCCGCCTTGAACCCGAGACCTACAAAGATACCTATGCTGAACAACGATAATCGGATACCGCGAGCAGCTAAATTCGCCGCAATCTCCGGAACGGAACTCAACGCGAGCCAACCCGGCGCCAATCCCGACAGAGGAAGAGGAGTAATATCCTCTCCATGTAGGAAGAAACGCTTGGCGAACTCGAACGTTAAGCGACGTCCGTAAATGGACTTGCTACTGTTGATTCCGACACCGATCTTCTCCATAAATACCCTGTACTCGCGAGCGACTTTGGGATGACCAATCACAATGTCGTCCCCGAGTATAGCATATAAGTCGAACCAACCTGTCACGCCGACTCGGCGCGCACAGAGTTGGACGATGCAATGATGGCAGATAGCCAACATCGCCCACGACGAGTAAGCACCCATAGGCTGACCCACAGCATACTTGATGTATCCAGTCCCGCTAGCCCGCGATTTCCCAAAAGTGGAATTTCGCAAAGCCGGCGACAACTGAAACCACCTAGCAGTCATGAACCAACTCCACAGGGCCCCCAGCCGCAACGATGTCAGTGCACTCAGAAGATGCTCCTGAAGCACTACGGGCAATCTATCCGTCGCCGCAGATAAGTCGAACGAATACACCCTCGACAACCCTCTCTCTCGCATCACCTTCACTAATTTCTTAGCTGGGGCAATTTGATCGAAAAGACCATCTTGGGGTATCCGCGCTAATACCTGTTTAAACAGATATAGATGAAGCGGACGCAACAACCATTGCGTGAGGCTATCCACCATCGCGAACACTCTTACTTTCCCAGGCTCCGACTTCGTCGCAAGCCGACCCATTACTGGCCCAGACCCTCCAGAGCTCACAGGCCCTTTCGTATCAAGGCGACGGCTTACGCCGTCCCCGCCAACCCACTCCTTCCCGGCTGGTCCGACTATGTCGCCCAGCTCGGTGGTGGCAAGGTTGTATACTAGTGGAGCATGATCACCCCGAACAAGGTGTTCCGACCCTGTCAGCTGGCACAGCTCGATGACTTTACGCCACGTTGCTGTCTGTACGCGCCAAATGGCGCAGTCTACAAAGAAACGGGAACTGTTAAAACAGTTGTCCGGATCTCCAGCGGTCCAGGCCCAGGCTGTATTGGGGCCCGATTTCAATAACGGAACCATCACCGCCGCTAGCGTAGGAAAGAAACTAGACCCTTTTGGGGTCTTGCCTACAGCCAACGGAGCAACTCCCCACAGAGTTTTCAACTCGAAAGCAAAAAGGTTGGTGAAACCCTTCCACTCTCTCATCAATCCCTCTGGGATTGTCACACCTGGAGTCACAATCGTCTTGACAGAATACTTCCCCGGAAATGGCAGAACTCGATACAAAGTAAAGAGTCCTAACCACAACCGGATGGCACCCTTATCTCCACTTTTGATCCTCCGTCTGTGGTGGCCCGGAATCGACCTCGGGATTCCCGAGCGAGTTCGAGCGATCGCAGGACCTAAATCTTGAGGTACAGCTACATGATCTCCGGCAAGCCACTTCTCTAGGAGAAGTTTCTCACTTTTCAACCGCATAGCGGCACCTTTCCAACCTTGTCCCTGCTTCATCACAAAAACGGTGCGAACGAAGACAAACGTGGCTTTAACCCAACCAAGAGAACGCGAGCCTGCGAGTAACGGTGCGACTATCACTAGTCGTCCCGCCAATCGCTTAGCGCTTTTTACAGCACTAGACCAAATAGAGTGAGCCTCAAGTTTGTTAAACTTTTGGTTCATATTTCTTTTTCGCTATAAATAGTGATTAGAAAGATCCTCAACTTACGTTGAAGAGCTCTATTCCTTCGGTTTCCTTTAGACCCTTTGAGGGAATAGGACCGCAGGTCGCTTTGGAAGCTGCGCTCGTCACGCTCGAGGTTGTCTTAGACAACACTTCGAATCGCATCGGACCCCTCTGACAGGGGTTATCTTTCAATCTTTCGATATCAGATCCCTACTGCCAGATTTACCAATTATTTCTAATTAGCTCCCTTCAGTTACTATCCCGAAGGGAATCCGACTTGGTATCGACGCTTCTAAGATGCCTCGTCTGTTCCCCATTCACTCACGTGAATGTTTATTCCTAGCACGTTAGTGCACCTCAACTCCTAGGTCCTTTTAAACCTAGGCCGGTCGGAATTGGAAATGGAAACAACCATTTGCATAAGGCCAAATAAGGCTCATATACCTACTTCATTACAAAATAAGTAATACGAACCGAACCTGGGAAACCAGTCTTCGCTTCATGATGGCTTTCGC